ATTTAACAACAAAATGCGAGTCATAAGTGATGGACGAGACGGTGGAAGATTATGCGGCCTGCATCGAGGCATTGATGGCGCGTGTCGCCTATCTGATGAAGCATATTCGGAAGCTGGAGCTGGCGTTGTTGGACATCGGCACCTGTCCCGAGATCAACGAGGCGCAGGAGATCGCGCTCACCGCGTTGAAGATGGAGGAGTAACCATGAGCCCGGCAACAGGTGAGGGAGGTAGCATGAACGAAAAACTCCAGAAGGTTTCCGTGATGCCGCCCGCCTCCGCCGAGGCTCCGGCGGGGCATGCCGAGGTGCCGCAGGTCACGCCGCTCGACATGCTCAACCGGGCGGTGCTGGCCGGCGCCGATATCGCCATGATCGAAAAGCTGATGGCGCTGCATGAGCGCTGGGATGCCAACCAGGCCCGCAAGGCGTTCGATAACGCGATGGCGGCGGCCAAGGCCGAAATCCCCGTCATCACCAAAAACCGGGAAGTCGATTTCACTTCGCCCAAGGGCCGCACGCATTACCGCTACGAAGACCTGGGCGAGATCGCCAGGCTGGTCAGCCCTGTTCTCGCAAGGCACGGCCTTTCCTACCGCTACCGTACGACATCGAACGTCAATGAGCCGGTGACGGTCACCTGCATCGTATCGCATCGGGATGGACATTTCGAAGAAAACACCCTGTGCGCCGGTCGCGATGAAAGCGGCAACAAGAACAGCATCCAATCGATCGGATCGACGTCGACCTATTTGCAGCGGATGACGCTAAAAGCCGCGCTCGGACTCGCCATTTCCAGCGACGACGACGGCAAGGCTTCGGGTGATGGTGAGGTAATCACGCAGGAGCAACTGACGCAACTCGTCGAGCTGGCTGACGAGGTCGGCGCCGACAAGATCGCATTCTGCAAATATTTCAACATTGAAAGCCTGGCTGCAATTCAAGCCAAGGATTTCCCGCGGGCCGTTGCTGCCTTGAACAAGAAGAGGGCGAAATGAGCGAAATCATCCAAGGCTCGCCAGAATGGCACCAACTTCGTCTCGGCAAGGCGACAGCATCCCGTGTCGCCGACGTGGTGGCGCGCACCAAGAGCGGATATGGCGCATCCCGCGCCAACTACATGGCGCAACTGATTGCCGAGCGGCTGACCGGCGTACCGGCCGAGAGCTACGTCAACGCGGCGATGCAGCACGGCACCGATACCGAACCGGAAGCACGCTCCGCCTATGAGTTCTACCAGGGCGTCACGGTCGAGCAGGTAGCGTTCGTGCCGCATCCCACCATCGTCGAGGCCGGCTGTTCTCCCGATGGCCTGGTCGCAGACGACGGATTGGTCGAAATCAAATGTCCGCAGACTGCGGCCCACTTGGAAACGCTGCTCGGCCAAAACATCCCGTCAAAGTATATTAGCCAGGTTCAATTTCAGATGGCGTGTACGGGGCGCAAATGGTGCGATTGGGTCTCGTATGATCCGCGAATGCCCGAAAGCATGCGCCTGTTTGTGATGCGGGTCGAGCGCGATGACAAACAAATTGCCGAACTGGAAACCGAGGTGACCATGTTCCTTCTGGAAATGTCCGCCAAGCTCGCGCAGCTCGAGAGCCTCTATGGCGAGAAGGCGGCGGCATGATGAGCCTCCGTGGCAGGGAAATTCTCGACCGTTGCCGTACCGGCGAGCGGCTCGCCAAAACCATCACCACCAACCGCGCCGGCAACCCGGTGATCAGTTACTGCCTCGAGCCGAGCGGCCTGCACGTCGTTGAAAGCCAAGCCCTCGGGCTGCTCAAGAGCGGCAAGTTCGAGCCGATGGGCGACGGCCTGCTCGGGTTAGATACCTCGCAGACCTGGCGGCTGAAGGAGCGTCACGACGAATCGGGGAAACCCGCATGACCACCGATGACAAACACAGGACGTGGGCCGAACTCGGCGCTGTCACGCAAGCCGCGCTGCGTTGCAAAGACCCGGTGTTCCGGGTGTTTCTGAGGGAGAGCGGCTTTATCATCAGGAAGATCGAAGACGAGGAAACGGCTGCGGATGTCGTGCGCTCTATCTGCGAGATCGAATCCCGCCGCGAACTGGCCGACGATCTCAATGCTCAGGCAATCTGGCACGACCTCGACAACCTTTACCAAGCATGGCTGGCTCGGGAACGATGACCGTGACTTTCCTACAACGCGACCTGGAACGGGCGATCAAGGCGGCGCGCAAGGCCGGACTGGATATGGACAAGACCGGATTCAAGGCTGACAAATCAGGCACCATCAGCGTGGTCCCCATGGCTGGCGGTGAGTCGCCGACGGATGCGAAACGGGCCAATGAATGGGACGAGGTTTTAAAGGAATGAGACTGCCGGACTACGTCAACCATTTCAATGATCGCCACGGCCATGCGCGGTTCTATTTCCGGCGCACTGGTTTCCCGCGCGCGACCTTGCCTGGGCTGCCGTGGTCGCCGGAGTTCATGGCGGCGTACGAGGAGGCGATGGCGTGCAGGTCGGAGGCGCCGAAATCGCCACTGCTAGACTCGACGCTGGTGGGCGGGATCAGAGTCAAGCGCGGTATCGATCCCAACACCGTGCAGCCGCAGGTCGGTGTCTATCTGCTCTTGTTGAAGGGTAAGGTTGTATACGTCGGCTCCAGCCTCAACATGCCGAACCGTGTAGCGGATCATCGTTGCAACGGCCGACCGTTTGATGAAGTGTTCTATATTGCCACCAAGGCGAACGAGCGCGAGCGGCTGGAAGTGACGCTGATCAAAGCAATCAACCCATCGCAGAACAGGATGCATCGCAGCGCCATTATTGAGGCGAACGGGAACACGCCATGCGGCGGCTGAAACTGCCCGATCACGTCAAAGGCTATGTCGTCCGGTACAAGGGCAAGGAATACCCTTATTTCTATTTCCGGCTTGGCGAAGAGCCGGTGCGTCTGCCCGGACTGCCGTGGTCGCCGGAGTTCATGGAAATCTATAATCGAGCACTCGCGGCATGGAAGGCGAGCGGGGGATCGGCGCCGGTCGCGATTGGAGCCTCGCGCACGCTGCCCGGCACGGTGCAGGCGGCTGTGGTGGGGTATTACCAGAGCACAGCGTTCACCCGTGAGCTCGCGGCAAGCTCGCAGATCAGCCAGCGCTCGCTGATGGAGAGGTTCCGCGCCGAGCACGGCGACAAGCGGATTGCAAAGCTCGAGCGGCGGCATGTGCAGGCCTACATCTCGAACCTTGGATCGCCGTCGGTGCAGCGCAACATGCTGCGCGCGTTGCGGCACTTGATGCGCCACTGCCTTAATGCCGGCATGATCACCTCCGACCCGACCGAGGGCGTGATGCGGGCAAAGATGGCTCAGACCGGCGGCTTCGTGCCGTGGACCGAGGAGCATGTCGGACGATTCGAAGAGCGGCATCCGGTCGGCACGATGGCGCGGCTGGCCCTGGCGCTGTATCTCAATTTTGGGGTTCGTAAGGGCGATGTGATCCGGATCGGGCCGAGACTGATCAAGAACGGCGAACTAACCGATTTCCAGCCGCAGAAAACCTCGCGCAACGGCGGCAAAAAGATCACGGTGCCGTTGCTGGAGGAGACCAAACAGATCATTGCGGCGACGCCGTTGATCGGCACCGGGACCTATCTGGTGAACCAGTGGGGCAAGCCGTTCACGGTGGGTGGATTCGGCAACAAGATGCGGGAGTGGTGCGACGAGGCCGGCCTGCCGGACATCTCCAGCCATGGGCTTCGCAAGCTGTGCCTGATCCGGCTGGCGGAAGCGGGCTTCTCGGCGCCGGCGATCGCCTCGATCTCGGGCCACAAGGACCTGCGCGAAATTCAGTTGTACATCGACGCCGCCGACCGCAAGAAGCTTGCGCGGGCGACCATGGCGCAGGTCGAAGCAGCACGAAAAGCGAACACCGGACTGTCTAAAACGCCAGAGCCATTTAGACAATCTGGCGAAAAGGCCAACGATATCAATGGTAAAATCTGAGGGTGGTGAGCGCGGAGGAAGTCACATATCCCTGAAATTTCAATGACTTTGGCGTTTTTAGACAACGCCAATGGAGCATTGGAAGCACAAAGCAATTCAGGTTTGTGTCTAAAACGCGAAAGACCACTTTCGGTTTCCCCACAGGAACCGGAGATGCTGATGAGCCTGCCATTCATCGCCTTTCACATGCGGGACTATCAGCGCGACACACAACAGCTGCCGCTGGAAGGCCACGGCGCCTATTTTCTGCTGCTGCAGCATTGCTGGACCCATGGCCATATCCCGGCCGACGACGTCACCAGAGCGGCGATCTGCAAGGTGACGGTGCAGCGGTGGCGAAAGGCCTTGGCGCCGTTGGTCGCTGGCTATTTCGACGCCAACGGCTGTAACAAGCGCGCCACTGCCGAGATCGCCAAGGCGGAAAAGATACGGGCCCGGCAAGCCATGGCTGGCCATAAAGGGGGTGTGGAAGCGGGGATACGGAAGGCGGCCAGGAGGGAAATGATCGAAGCCGTGGCTGAGCCGCCGCTAAGCCATGGCCAAGCCGTGGCTAAGCCGCGGTCTAGCCATGGTGAAGCAATAAAGAGAGATATAACTACTAATCTTTCTGGAGCCGCGCGCGCGCGCGAGGCAGCGGAACCCGCGGAAACCCCCACAAAATCAACGCCTGAGATCGCCGATCGGCCGGCTGGCTTTGCAGAACAGGCGCGGCAGGCAGTGCAGCAAGCCAGCGGCAGTCTCGGCTCGGGCGAGCTCACCGCCGTGCTGCAGGCCAAGGGCTGGGTGAAGCCATGCTGACGGTTCCCGGTGTTGAATATCTGGCCAAGGGCGTCGAGTTTCATCCGGGCGACTCCCGGGATGTGCTCAAGACGATTCCGGATTGCTCGATTGACAGCGTTGTGACCGATCCGCCCTACGCGCTGGTATCGATCGCTAAGAGATTTAGCACAGTCAGCGCGAAGGATATTGAGGTTGCGAGATCCAACCCGCACCGTCGCACGTCTGGCGGATTCATGGGCAAGCAATGGGACACCGGCGAGACGGCCTTCTCTGTCGAGTTCTGGACCGAATGCCTGCGCGTCCTGAAGCCGGGCGGCCATGTCGTCGCGTTCAGTGGCACCAGAACTTACCACCGGATGGCGTGCGCGATCGAGGATGCGGGGTTTGAGGTGCGGGACATGCTGTCGTGGCTGTACGGCAGCGGATTCCCGAAAAGCCACGATGTCAGCAAGGGGATTGATAAAAAGCGGGATGATCTTTCCGATGTGGAGCGAG